ACACAGCGAATACAGCGAATACAGCGAATACAGCGACACAGCGACTATGGGGGGAAAAATCTTCGGGCGGGGGGTAAAAAAAATGAAAGCAAAAGTTTCGGCAAGGGTTGGCATAAATGGCGTTGAATAACTGTAAGAACGTTATCGTTGAGGAGACCGACATTGAGAAGCATATCAAGGCGTGGGGCAAGATTAATGCGAAGGATAATCTCAAGAGAGAGATATACTCTATCCTACTACAAGAGAACGACAAGTATCGCAGATATACTAAGTCTCAAGTGTATAAGTATGTATCAGACTACTCCGACTATTCAGAGTGGATATGGAAGCATAAGATTAATCGTATGTGTCCCGAGCCTTTCTCCTTCCATATCAAAACCGGCTCATTCATTGCCGACGAGATGGTAGGACAAGTAGTAGGTCTATGGAGAGAGAACACTGCCGACGGCTGGTCTTCCTTAGCCGTTATGAATAAGTATGATTGGAGGTATATGGACGAAGATAGCCTACAGACCTACAAAGAGGGGATTAACTCTCTATACGGTCGCAAGTATGGAGAGCGGGAATACTATATTATTAACATTGAGGAGATGGAAATGGATATGGAAGAGGAGTATGAGGAGGCAAAGAACTATATGCTGGAAAATGGTAGTGTCCCAGATGACATTGACGAGCATATCTGCTACCAGTTAGAGGTATATGCTGAACTACAGAACGATATCCGCCGTGGCAAGTAAGGGGGTTTGCGGTTAGCCCAACCCCGCTTAACCCGCTCTTATTAGTTCTTCATTTCTTTTAGTAGAGAACAAGGTATATGGACTACTGGGTGGTGCTTATCTACATAGCCTAATCTTGCTCCTCTAATAAACTGTTGCTCTATTTCCATTTTTTTGTATTCCTCTTCATCAAAGACCCAATACATAATCTTGTCATAGAAGTCAAAGACTACTAAGCCATTCCCCTTCTCTTTCATATAGTCAATCTTATTCTTCCCTATGAGAGCAGAAGCATACTGTAAGACTGGAGACCGATACTTCTCTAATAGGTCAATGTAGTTCATCTTACGTGCCTTCTGCTCTACATACCACGGGGGGGTCTCATCATCATCATTCTGGTATTCAACCCAGTCCATAGTATCATACTTAGCCAACTTCTTCAGTTTAACTCCTAAGAACTGCTCTATTTTATAGTGGTTCTTGTTCTCACGGTCATAGCCATACTGGAGGTCGGCGTTCTGGTGTATCATTCTACCTCTGCCCGGGATAATATGTTTCCCAAATAAACGCACTTTTTTCCCAGATATATTAGGGCTTAAAGGCAATCCTATATTATCATATATACGAGATGGCGACCAATCCCCACGCAAGTTGTAATAAGAGAGTGGCATTCGCTTGGGCTAAGTATTTTGAGGCTACTAGAGGAAGACATAACTCAGACTTCACTAACCACAGAAGGCTCTTAGAGACCGTGGAGAAGATGCCAGAGCATATTAGGTCTGAATACATAGATATGATGAAAGAGTTAAAGAAGACTTGGGAGTGTCCCGTGTGTATAGAGATGATACAACCCGATAACCTTGACATCACTAACTGCGGTCATTTCTTCTGTAAGCCTTGCTTAGCCACCTATAAGAGCCAGAATGCTAATGATTGTAAGTGTCCTATTTGTAGAAGGAAGATAGGCACTCCTTAGAGCGGGTTAAGCCGGGTTGGGGAAACCGCAAACCTTAAAGGTTATATTTTTTAGCGATATCAGCATCAGCCGTATGGTAGGTCTTACCCTTATCTAAAAAACTATATATCCTTGCCATAGCCCACTGTTCTTTCGGTAGTCTCTTAGACCTTGGGTATTTCTTAGTATCCGGGTTCTTACTAAAGTCCTTTTGTAATCTTACTGAAGAGATATTAGACTTCCACGCCCCTATACCTCTGTCATATATTTCATTAAGGGCTTTCATAGGAACTTTAAATAATACTGATAGTTGCTTCTTTGACATAGGAACTTCTGGGGGGATACCAGCCTTCTTGAATAGATGCTCTTTGTGGGTCTCCATCTAATAGTTGCGTATTATTTTGGCGGGGGACTTTGCGAAAACCCCAACCCGCCCCAACCCGGTATTAATACCTAAAGATAACCCTATCTTATTATATATAGGAAAGAAATGCGGTCAGACGGGAAAGAAATAAACTCCGGCTCTACTATAATGAACTCCAACGAGTATATGCTCCAACTCCACAAGAGACTACTGGAAAAAACTTATGGTAATCCACCACGCAATGTAGGGGAAACAACTGCTTCTGCTTATGTTAAGACACTCTACAACCTTAATGATAAGAAGCCCTTTAAGAACTTAGCCTTCCTTAAGAAGACAGATGAGATTATGAAGAAGATAGGGGAGTATGCTGAAAGCACTCAAAAAACCCTTGTCTCTACTATTGCGTCCGTCCTATCACTTGATAAGGACAAGTCCGGCTATAAGACTGTATATAAGTTTTACTACGATAAGATGATGGATAAGGCTAAGGTCGCTAAAGAGGCTGATACGAGTGATAAGACAACAAAACAAGAAAAGAACTGGATAGAGTGGGATGAGGTTCAGAAGAAATACACTGATATGATTGCCAATGTTCCTAAGAAGAAGGCTACCGCAGAACATCTACTACCCCTTGTTGTATTAGGTCTCTATGTGGAAATCCCTCCCCGTAGAAATCAAGACTATCTCCAGATGGTTGTAGTAAAGACTACTAAGAAGACTAAGATTGATGAGTTCCCTAAGGATAAGAACTACTTAGTGCTTAGTAGAGGTAAGCCAGTAGAGTTCATCTTCAATAAATACAAGACGTCAAAGACATATGGCACACAGAAGGTTGCTATACCCGCTACACTCTCTGAGATTATTAAGAGGTATCTCAAGGTTCATAGTAGCGTGGTAAGAGACAAGAGTGCTACGTCGTATCCATTCTTAGTATCTGGGGGTGAAGAGATTACTGCCGATAACTCTATTACCCGTATTCTTAATAAGATATTTGGAAAGAATGTAGGGAGTAGTATGCTACGCCATATATACTTGTCATCCAAATATGATATCAATGCTATGAAGGCTGATGCCGATGGTATGGCTCATTCTATTACACAACAGAAAGACTACCTCAAGGGGAATGGTAGTGGCTCTGAGGCGGATTAATCAAACTTTACGATAATAGGGCTTTCCTTTGAAGCCTCAACTATCTTAAACTCTGGTAGCACCTTCTTTTTTCTACCACGCTTAGGCTTAGCCATAGGCGACCTTTGGTTAGAAGTATCGTTCTGACATACTTTGGGCGAAGCGGTCGGCGGTGGATTGCTCTTCGGCTTTGGCATATTCTATTGTGTTAATAGGAACTTCTTCCTTAATCTTAGACGCAATATCTAACTTAGAAAGAGTATTAAAAAACTTACGGGGTAGTAGGGTCTTGACTGGCTCTACATTAACCTTTAGGAAATCCTTGAAGGTATTACAAATGCCGGGGTCTTCACGCCACGCCTTAATGCGTTTCGCCGTATCCGCCATTTGATACTTGTAATACTTCTCCAAAAACATAGCACGACGTTCTTTTAGTAGGTCGGGGTTGTTTTCACACGCTAACTTCTCAGTCTCATTACGAGCCTTAGCACGTTCCCTCATCTCCGCTAGACGTTTATCACGATTGCGTTCGTAGTATGCCTTTTGTGCCTTAGACAGAGCCTCTGAGCGTTTCTTAGGAGTTTGAGTAGTAGCCGGAGCATCCATCATATATATAATAGACTAAGATTATCTTTAGGTGAGAATATACGCATATAATCTCCCGAAAGTTATACCCCGCCACCATAGATGGAAAGCCTCCTACTACCCAATCCTAATCGCTTTACACTACTACCCATACAGTATCTTGACATCTACAAGATGTATAAGGACTTAGTGTCGGTTCGGTGGATAGTAGAAGAGGTTGATATGTCAAAGGATAAGAAGGAGTTTGAAGCATTAAAGGACGGAGAAAAACACTTTATTAAGTGTATCCTAGGGTTCTTTGCGGGGTCAGATGGGATAGTATGTGAAAACTTGGCTATGAACTTCTGTAATGAAATCCAAGTGCCAGAGGCTAAGGCATTCTATTGCGAACAGTTAAGCAATGAGACCGTTCATAATGAAACCTATTCACGATTAGTGGATAGTTATTTTGATGATAAGGAAGAAAAGATGAAGGTATTACAAGCCATCAACACTATGCCCTTCGTAGCCAAGAAGGCTGACTGGGCTTTGAAGTGGCTTAGTAGAGAGGCATCCTTTGCTACAAGACTAATGGCATTCTCAATAGTAGAAGGTGTCTTCTTCTCTGGTGCCTTCTGTGCTATCTATTATTTCAAGGAACGTAATGTATTGAAGGGGCTAACACTGGCTAATGAGTTTATTAGTCGTGATGAAGGATTACATACTGACTTTGCGTGTCTCCTTTACAAGAAGTTAGATAATAGACTATCTGAAGAAGTGGCACACCAGTTATTCAAAGAGGCAGTTGATATTGAAAAGGAGTTCATAACTGAAGCCCTACCGTGTTCCCTAATAGGTATGAATGCTAAACTAATGAAGAAATACATTGAGTTCGTAGCCAATAGGCTATTAACCCAGTTAGGATACAATAAACTCTATAATGTCAAGGTATGCCCCTTCCAGTTTATGGAACGTATCTCCTTAGAAGCCAAGGATAACTTCTTTGAAAAAAGAGTTAGCACCTATGCCTTAGCCAACTGTGGTAAGACACAAGAACAGATGTCCTTTAGTATGAATGCGGAGTTCTAAACAAAAAGGTCTCTTAGTTCAGATGCCGACGGCTGAGACATACCCGTATTACCAGACCCTACACCCACATTGCCACTATCGGGCTTATATTTGTGTCTGAAATAGACAATGGTATAACGTCCCTTACCACGCTCATAATCCGTAGGATTACTAAAGGGTTGAGTTTCGTGTGGTAGAACGGCACCATTAAACATAGTGGGCTTATCTTTGATATTATAATCCTTATGCTTACTACTATCGGGGCTAAATACTCTTAGTTCGCCCCCGTTGTAGTCCCCAATACCAATGATTACAGACTTCCCTACGTTGTTCTTATCTACGTGCTTTCTTGCCTTGGCGTTGTGATTTAACTGGATAGTCTGGAAATCCCACCCCTTAGGAACTATTGCCTCACCGAACTCTACTAAGGCTTTATAGACCTCTGGGTGGTCTTTGTTCTTCACGAAATAATGATACCCCTTTCTATTATTGCCAAACCCAAAGGCTACCCCACGGGCTATAATACCTTCACCAGACTTCTTACCCGCCATCATACCACTCTCCTTACCTAATAGGTCGGCTCTGGAGGATACTGGGGGAACCGTGTAGTTAGATAGGGCTTCTAAGAGATTTGCCTTCGCCCTATTATACCGCTCCCTATTTCTTATAGGAAGACGCTTTATCTCCTCTGGGTCTTTAGCGTCTGCGTCTGATACCTTGTTTAGTTTATAGCCTCCACGCTTCTCTGGTTCCTCATCGGGTTCATAGTCCTTATTTAGTTGCTCTCCCTTGGGGCATACATACTCAACGCCATCTATATGTGTTGTGTATAACCAATCATTCGTCTCAAGTTCTTTGACATATGCTTTAGCACGACGGGCATTCCCTATCTTACGGCTACGACCCTTATTAAACTCTGCCGTATCATCAGCCCAATCCAGAATATACTTACCAATCCAATAATGTTGATTTTCTCTATACAACTCTTTATTGTAGAATACTCTTGACGTAGGTTTCTGGGGTCTGAGACCGCTATAACTATTCTGAGCCATCTGATTATTAATATACTGGGCGGGTGTAGGCTCTGGTTTAGGAAACTCACTACTGGAAATAAAAAGGGATATATTATCATCTTCAATACGCCATTCATTACCAACCTTATGTAAGCCTCTAACAACAATCTTACCACTTGTGGGAATAGCCTTTCCTTCCTTATTTATGACATCCACCTTATTCGTCCAAGTAGCCCAATACTGAGGGTCGCCATACTTGTATGCGTGTTCCTCCAAGTTCCATATCTTCTTATCATCTGATGGCTCAAACCCACCCTCAAAGGTTTCAGAGGTTAATAACTTATATGCCTTCTTACGTTTGGCTGAGCCGTAGAGTTGCCACTTACCATCTCCCTTGTAGGCTAATATCTCATCAATATTATAACTCATTTCTTCACCAGTTATCTTAGTTGTCTTATTATACACATCAATGTATTTCTGGTAATCAATATCCTTAAAGGCATTCTTAATACGTTCCATTGGACGGTCGCCCTTCGTCTTCAATAGGGCATCAAACTTTGCCTTAATATTCTGGAAGGCTGGATTACTAAGGGTCTTATTCTGCTTCTCTTCTTCTTCTAATACACCATCTGCCTCCCTACGGATTTCCTTGAATATAGGGCTGATAGTTGATGAACTAAATCCTTCCCCTAACTTATTATCCTTTAGGAACTCCTTAGCGTCCTTCAACTTCGCCTTAGGATTATTAAGTGCGAAAATAAAGAGTTTCTGTTGTCTATCATCTAAGTCGTCAAAATAGTTAGTGGTGTCTCCTCTTGTAATAGGGTTCTTTCTTATCTCTTCGGCAGTCCAGACTACTCTTGAGACTGGGTTGGGCGGGGTTGCCGTTTTCGCAGACTTTTTTGCCCGGGTTTTTTTTGCTACGGGTTCTACCTTGGGTTCGGGGGGCGGTGGGGCAGTTTCTACTACTTCATTTTTTGGCGTAGGGGGTTCATTACGTGCGTCGCCCAGTTCTTCACCCGTATCGGCATCTACGAACTTCTTCTTAACCTTGAACTTCTTCTTTAGTTCTGGGGCATTACCAAAGTGTTCTATAATATCCGCCTTAGTGGCTTCTGGAACAACAGTAGGAGCAACATCAGCAATAGTCATAGTGGGTGCTGGAGTTCCAGATGCTTCCGCTAACTTCTTAGCCTTTGCTAATAGGTTCTTCGCAGTGAATATCATACGTGCCTTCTGCTGGGTATCACTCTCCTTTGGATAATCCTTCTTACCCTTCTTGTATTCCTTTGTTGAACCACTGAAATGATGTAATATAAATGGACTGGCTCCATATTCTCCCTTAGTCCCCCAAGTAGTCTTATTACCAACCTCCTTTTCACCTCCTTGGCTCTTATTTGCCAACTTCCTCCAATCAAACTCAATAGGTTTATTCATACTACTCCCCGGTGCCAAGGGATAGGTAGGGTTCTTGTATTGTCCCTTATGCTTCAGTTTATTCTCAGCCATAGCCCTCATAATAAAACCACTTGCTTGACCTCTACCACCTTCTAATCCCCAACCAACCAACTTCTTATTATTAGCAAGGGCTTCCTTCTCCTTCAACGCATTCTCAAGATTAATGTTCCATCCATCTTCTTCTATCTCTTTCGCACTTACATTCGCCAGTAGCCAATCAATCTCATCGGCATACGCCTTATGTAATGCCTCCAGAGCAATCTTAGTTGTCTTAGTCTTGCCCTCAAGAGTAAATCCCGGCTTTGCCCTTTTGTTAGCCTCATATGCGTCCCTAGCCTTAAAATATGCCTTTGCGTGTGCGTCAAGTAAAGCCCTTTTACGAGCAAGTCTTGCCCTTTCCTCTGCCTCACGCTTTTTCATAAGAGCAGTTAGGCTCTCATTGTAATCCTTCTGTAGAGCATCAAAGGGTTCCATACCACCTCTTAGTCCGTGAAAGTATGCCTTCATTCTAATAGAGTGGATATAAAAAACTTCGGGATTTGGAAAGTGCGGAAAGCCCAACCCGCCTTAACCCCGGGCTATAGTAGATATGAAACGCTTCCTCCATCTACCTTCCAAATGGGGCTGGACTTGTAATAGCAACTGGCAAGGGGTCGGCAAATCATTTAATATCACCATACCAACTCAAACTCATTTGGTGGTTCAAGGAATGAAATATAATCCAGAGTTATGCCAAATAGAAGTTTGGGGATATACCACCGGAGAAAAATATGTTGATACTGAATATAATGAACGGCATAGAAGCCCCCAGTATGTTCCCCCAGACATCAGTCATCCGGAGAGCCAAGAAGGGACTAGCAGATAGCCGTGCTATGGCAGAGCAGAAGGAACGCTATAACCCAGTTAATCCTAAATCTGAGTTAATGACAAACTATACCGGTATGGGGCGTTGTGTAGGTGGCTCTGCCACACCTTCTATGGGTCTATCACAGTATCGTGGTGGTGATTTAAAAGAGTATCTTGAGAAAAAGGTTTCTGATAAGGTCTCAAGTGTTAAGAATAAGGCTAAGAACTACTTTAGCGATTTCGGTAATAAAATGAAAGAGGCATTGAAGAAAGACGTTAAAAAGATTACGGGTAGGGGAAAGCATACCCTAAAAGACCATCTGGAGCATCCTAATAAAGGCTTTGGTAAGAAGCCATCAGAGGCTCATATGATGGGTCAGCACCTTTCTAAACATATCCACGAACTACACGGAGCGGGGTTCTGGTCTGATTTCGGTGAAGGCTTCAAGCAAGGCTTTACTGGAACACTTGATGCTTTTAAACCCGCTACTGCGTTTATCCCCGGCTTTAATGAGACTATGGATGGTGTTCGTAGTGTTGCCGGTATGGGTGCCTCAGAGGAGCAACGTGCTATGGAGATGGTAAGCAAGAAACGTGTAGGTAGAAGCCGTAATAAGTCTGAAGTGCCTCTACTATCTGGAAATGTAGATGGTGTTCGTGGTGGGTCTAATACGGGTAGATATGAGGGACACGGCAAACTTATGGAGGGTGGTATGCTCGGCGAAGCCGGACACGGTCAGAGGAAGAAGCGTATGGTAGGTGCCGGTGTAAAAGCCCGTGCCGACTTAGTTAGAAAGGTAATGGCGGAGAAGGGACTGAAAATGATTGAAGCCTCCAAATATGTTAAGGAACATAACTTATACAACAAGTAATAAGTTCGCCAAATAAAATCCCAACTGATAATATAGAATGTCATCATTTGGAACGGCAAAGGTTCAAACTAACGGTGTAAATCTGGGCTACCCCGACCCATACTCTTACTGGTATTCCAAACACGGCAATCCAGAAAGATTTATGCCAGATATGGCTCTGGGTAATCCTATTAACTATGTAGGCAATGACTTCCAAGCACAGTATCATCAGCAGAAGAGAAAGGACGCTCATTATATGGCTAATGCCAAAGTATTAGCCACACAGTTAGGAAATGCCCGTGCCTTCTCATCACCCAAAGGATACTTTGGACTACCACCCCCGGTATTAGGGCAGAGAAAGTTTGCTAACCCTTCTATGGGCTACTTAGACAGTGCCTCTGCTCGTAGAGACCAGACCAGTTATGATGCTCCTTTTGAAGTTATGACAGATAACCCCTATGCGTCTAAGTTCGGTAGGGGACACGGCTACTGCCCCGTTGATGCTAAGATGGAAGACCATAGACTATCTGGCGGTGTGCTAAGAACAACAGTAGGACAAGACTGGGCGAAGGCTAAACTACAAGACCGTATTAGACAGTTCAGTGCTATTGATGAGGCTAAGATGGCTTTCCAGACAGATGCTATGGGAGCCTTAGGAGGTGTCCCTACACAGTCAGCCCCCTTTGCCGGTGCCGAACCCTCACTATCAGAAGAGTTAGGTATCCTTCCTCAAGTAGAGTTAGCCCAACTCCTACAAAATGTTATTGATGCTCTACTCCAGCCCGGTGATAACTACAATGCTATTACACGCTTTGTAGTAGGAGATGCGAATAAGATTTTTGCCCTATGTGTCCGCTTGGCTACTAACAACTCTGCCAACGATATTATGAACGCACTAGAGTTCATTGAGGGCAACTCATCTGATGATGGTATCACACAGTTGATTGAAAACATTATACAGACAATGTCTGAGAGTGGATTTGATGCCGAAGCAGACCCCCTACAGAACTCAGTATATCGTATGCTACTCACCCTCAAGAACCTATTTACCCGTCTGGAGCAGTATCTTAAGCAGATGTTAAAACTTGCTGATAGTCCCGCTAAGGACAGACAGTCAGCCTCTAAGGCACTTGTTAAATCCCTCGGCTTCCTAAAACTCATTAAGACTGACGCTCAGTTATTCGCCCAAGTCGGTAATGCTAATAGAGAGACACTTGCCTCACCACCTATTATAAATCCAGAGACTGGAAGACCCACACAGACATCGGGTGCCTTTATTACCTCTACTGGTAATGAAGCCTATTTCCCGTATTCACACAAGGGTGTAGCACGGACTAATATGTATCAGCCTAAGAAGGGTGTATCCTATGCGGATGATAGACAGTCCCAGTTCTCACTATTAGCCCCAAGAAGAGAGGATACCCAGCACGGTTATACTGGCGATGGTAGTGCCAGATTTGATGTTGATAATAGAGGTATCTTTGGAGACCAGTCTGGTAAGTTCTTATTCTCACCAATGGAAGAAGGTCAGTATAACTTAGGAGGTCGTGATGTCGGCTACTTCGGTGTAGCAGACTTAGCCCAAGAGGGGGGCGACGAAGAAGGCGACGAAGGGGAGGCATTAGCCCAAGTTTCGGCTGATACGTCATCGGCGGTTCCCGGAATGCGAAGTGTTAGGGATGCTACCACGGGCGAATACGACATTGGCGTTGGACGGCGTGGCTTTGCCCCGTCAGCCACTGGGAGCGTAGAGGATAATGGAGATGCCCCCCGCTCAGCAAGAACAGTAAGAACTACCCCCTCAGTAGAACCTACTGGTATTGATAGAACTCTTAGAACTAAGCCCTATAAAACTTCTGATGTCCCCAGAGACAAACCCGCACTCATAGCATTTATTGAGCGTCTGGAAACACAACACCCCGGTTATTCACAAGCCGTCTATGCTAACTCAAGTGCTAAATCAGTTCGTATTAATACTATCCGCAAGTTAGCGGAAGCCGGGCTACTATAAAATATTTTGCCTTCATAGATGTCGGCAATACTCAAGGAAAAATCATTCCCCTCACAGTATCCAGTAGATGCCGTGAAGGTATTGAAGGCTATGTCCTTTACAGACGGAAAAGATATACAGATTATAGGCTCTCAGAGTTTGAGGTCGCAGTTATATGCGGGAGACTATGATGCCTATGAAATGGTGGAAGGCAAGTTCCCCACAAGACAAGGAGCCTTAGAACACTACGTGAAGGCATTCCAGTCTATTATAAAATCCCTAAAATCAATGAAAAACGTTTATATTGGAGATATTAAATCGGGGGTTATTGAGGAATGGAGAGTAGTCCCAAAAAGAGGACGATACAATCTTCGGGACGCTACTACAAAAGTTGAAAGCCTCCTATCCGCTAAAATAATAACTCCCAAGGAAGCCAAGGAAGCCCTATCCACTCTCAAGACCAGACCCACTCCATTAGATATATTAAAGGCTAAGGATGTGATTAAGTTTCATATAGTTCGTTGGTCTCCAGAGGAGGTCTTAAAGGGGCATAAGACACTGAGGGATGGTAGGAAGTATAGTTTAGAAGAGGCTTTCGGCTCACCTATCATCACTAAGTTAGACGTCATTGCTCTAATCCAAGGGCGTTATACAGAACTCTCAATGGTGTATGAGTTCCAGAATGGTGATGAGGTTCTTAACCCAGATATTATTGACCCAGAGAAATCCCTTAACAACTCTATTGAACTCCTCAAGTCAGAAGGAAATCTATTCAAGGTTATTAAACGCAAGTTTGCTCTGGCTAAACTCCGTAATGATTTACCGAAGGTAGAAAAATATAATGCTATTCTTAACTCAGAACTCGGCAAACTCTACGTAGTGTATTCAGATATTAAGACCTTAGTAGAACTCTTAGAGGATAATAATATTCCTACCGCTGAGATTGAAAATGCTATTTCTGGGTTCAAACACCGCTTAGCCCGTATTTACTCTTTAGAGGAATATCTAAAAACAGAGACCACAGTGATAAACAAGTTAGATAGTGCTATAAAGAGTGCTAATCCTATTACCCCCCTCAGCCAAGTCAGAGACCAACTACTAGCCCAGTTATCCAAGGCAACTCACCTATATGGTGGAGTATTACATTATTAGCCTATCATATACAAAAAGCGTAAGTGTTTTCTGATTTCCACGAAAATATGCCCCGACTATATAGAATGCCAAGCCTATCCTTTGATAAGGTCAAGGGTGCCAAGCCTATCAGCATTGTTAAGGGGGGTAAGTATGACGGTAAGGTGTTATACATTCACGAAGACGACCATAAGGGTGATAAGCCCAAGTTAGAGATTAACCCAAATCAATACACAAACGAACTAAGAGACCTTAAACCCCAAGAACGCACTAAACTCCTTACCCGGCTCCAAGAGGCTCACGCTAAGGGATTAGCATCAGACCAGTTGATAGGGGAAAGTTCCATAGGAAAGCAGTTATATGACCGTATCAAATCAGATAATGATAAGACAACTAAGATTGACCTACCCGACGACGGTCAGTTCCAGTTAGTTCCTAGCCCCGACCCTACCCGGCGTGAAGTATTCTATATTGCGGGTGCCTCCGGCTCTGGTAAGTCTTATATAGCAAGAGGCATAGCCGAATGTTATAAGAAACTGTTCCCAGACCGTGAGTGTTATCTGATTTCCAAGTTAGGTGAGGATAGCACCCTTGATGCCCTACCCTTCCTACGTCGTATTAACCTTCAAACCTTTATTGACGATTATCCGGAGTTAGATGAGTTCAAGGACTGCCTTGTCATATTTGATGACTACGATACATTAACCGGCAACGCAGAAAAAGTTGTAGGCAAACTAATAGATGACCTCGCCACTATGGGTCGCCACACTAACACTACTATGTTGTGTCTGTCCCACTACCTTACAAACTACAAGAAAACCTGCCTCCTCCTCAACGAAGCAACCCATATCGTCGTATATCCTATGGCAACCTCCTTCCACGCCCTCGGCTATCTCCTCAAGACCCATATTGGAATGACTAAGGATGATGTAAGAGACCTCAAGAAGATGGGACGATGGGTATGTGTGTATAAGCATTATCCTCAATGGTTAGTATCCCCGCAACACGCCAGAGTTCTAATAAGTTAGGAGTTCTATTAACTAATCCTATGGGGTTGGACGGGGTTGGGCTTTCCGCAAAGTAGTTTTTTATAGAACTTATCATATACTATCTTATCCTATATAACTAGACCTAATCCACTCTCAAGAGTAGTCAGAAAAAACACCGGCTAAAAAGGTTTGCGGAAACCCCGTCCCCGCCCAACCCCGAAACTTACCTATCTAATAAGGCAGTATTTATAGTATTTATCATATCTTCAAGCCGGGTCTTCATAGCCTCAAGTAAGTCTGTAAGTTCTGGGTTCTTGGATAGTTCCCAACATAACTGCGTCATAGTATGGAGACCCTCAAGAAGTTCAACGCATTTCTCTGGGTTTATTCTTGGCATCTATTAGATGGATACATATTTGGCTTCTGCGGGAGTATCAACCGGTTCAATCGCAATCTTATTTATTATTCATAGATTATGGAAGGCTATTAAGGGTCGTCGCCTAATATCGGATTGTTGTGGGAAGAAGTATGAGGTGGGGGTAGATGTTCGTGATATGCCCCTAACTCCAGATGAGCCAGATAAGAATAGTCATCTTCCTCCTTCTCTTCCAGTGGTATCATCTTCGCAAAGTCATCACGTATCATCTTCAGCACATTCAGAGCATCCAGAGGGTTTAAAAATAGACAGAGTTGAGAATATCCGTCTGCCCCCGCAAGTTGAGGTGGAAGTGAGCGTTCCCTAATAAGTGTCTCCATCCAGTTCTGAACCCATTGTATCTGTTGGACGGCTAAGTCCTTCTTATAATCCAGTATTTTCTTAGCCTCCGACTTTGTCATTGTCAGTTTAATAGGTTTAAACTTCTCTATCATTTTTTCTCTCTCCTTAGTGGGCGGACTGCTTGAGAGAACCTTCACTACTTTTTCTTTTTTGGGTTTCAACGGACTACCCCACATATTCTATTCTATACTATAGATTAGAATGTCTGAGCGTGGCTTAGGACGCATCAAATCATACCCATTATCCGACAGTGATATCCGTAAGATGTTAGGACGTGATATTAAGATTATCACCTACCCGGACTTAGGCAATATGAGTTCTATTAACCAAGCCTTTGATAAGAAGGGGAGGTGTATTATGTTATATCTAACTGAGAATGAGACTACCGGACACTGGGTCTGTATGTTAAATAAGGGGAATAAGATTGAGTTCTTTGACCCCTACGGAGAAGCCCCGGAGAAGGCACTGGATAATGTTCCAGAAGAGAATAAGGAAGCCCTTGGGGAAGATGAACCTCTACTAACCCGTCTATTACGGGCATCGGGTAAGGAAGTCTATTACAACACCTTTCCCTTTCAGAAAGATAAGGCTGATGTTAATACGTGTGGGCGACACGCAGTAGTCCGATGTCTCTATGCCCCCTTTCCCTTAGAACGCTACAAGAAGGTCATAGAGAAGAGTGGTATGTCCCCGGATAACTTCGTGTCAGCACTTACGGCGGAAAAGTTAGGCAAATAAATCTATTACATAGTATATAGAATGAGCGGTCGCTTCACATACCAGAGTAGTTTTGAGACTGTTGGCGAGAGTTCCAGCCCAGACATTGTCTATTACAATGCCTCTATCGTAAATAACAATACTGACGATGTAGGAAGTGGTATTGGTGCCGGTTATGACCCTCAGATTAGATTTAATGAGACCCGTGATACTGCTATCGTCAAGGACGCATCCAAATACCAGTTTTCTATTATTCGTTTCGTTATGAATGGTGCTAATAAGGACTTACCTCTCTTCATTCCGGCTATCCAGAGTAGCACGGGTCAGACGAATGTTAATCTAACTGAGTATGGTGTGGCTATTACGTGGGAAGGCTTAGTAAATGGAACACAAGTCAATATTGCCCCTCCTATTACCTACGTTCAGTATGTTTCCGAGACCCAGAACCGTCTATTAGCCCCTACGCCCCGTAATATGGCTAACCCCGATTATGTTCCTACCTTTGCCATAGGACAGACCCCACCAAATGACTTAGGGTGGGTAGCCACAACATCATATTATGAAAATAGCATTTGCTACTATACCCCGAATGGTCTGTATTACCGCACCTCAAGGGCTAACGTAGGGCAGAACCCTTCAGATAACCCCACATACGTGGATGCGAATGGTCGTGATGTTCCATACTGGACGGTAGTTGCTCCGGAGTTAGGACAAGCCCAAGACCTAACCTCCCGGTATTACTGGGTCTATACCTATAGCCACTGGGTTGATTTAGTTAATGCCACCTTAGACAGTGCTAACCTTGCCGTTTATAATGCGTGGATTACGGCGGGTGGAACGGGTATAGCAACCTTTACTGCTTGGAAAGCCCTTTACCCCACCCCCATTATGAAGTATAGTGAAACTACCGGTCTCTTCACAATCTACTATCCTACACAGTATGATACCCCTAATCCCACCACGAATGCCTTTCAATCCCTTTACTTTAATGTGAATATGGAGGGTATCTTTGCTAACTTTGATAACGTATATCTCAATGCCCCCGTTCATCCACCTAATACGGCTCTATTTAACTACACGTGGCTAACCCCGGCAGTTCCAGCCGTCCTATTCCCAGATGGCTATACCAACCTTCAGATTGTGGAGGCTATCGGGCTGAATGAAAACGTATCAACCCCATCAACCCCTATCGGCGGTTATGCTGGTAGATGGTTTGCTATGACCCAGAACTATATAAGCACAACGACCCTCTGGTCTCCGATTGATAGCATTGTTTTCACAAGCACCCTCCTACCGCTTCAGAACGAACAGACGGCACCCCCTAACAGTCTTGGAAGTCGTAATACCGGCAATAGCACGGCTACATCTCAGTCAGCCTTCTCCCCTATTATCACGGACGTTGCTCTGGATTTATCAAGCGACCCCACGGCTTATCGTAAGATGATTTACTACGCCCCGAGTGCCGAATACCGTATGGCTGATTTCCAGAACTCCAGACAAGACATTCGTAATATTGACATCCAAGTATTCTGGAAGAACCGTCTGGATAACCAGTTATACCCAGTTAGTATGTTTAATCTTTCTTCAGTGTCCTTCAAGTTAATGTTCCGCAAGAAGGCGATATATTCTAAGTCTGAGAACAAGTATTAAATCCCCCGGCTATTAACATTCCTAAAACAATCCATTTTTAACGGATTATTTTATGTTTGCTAAGTATATAAGATGAGTGCCGACATCCAGAAGGAAGCCGTATTTGACGACCGCATCGTCCAGAGCAGACCCCGGTATGCCGTTGAGAAGGGTGCCTTATCTCTTACTAACGCCCCCTTCAACGCCATTGCCTCAACGTCGTCTCAGATGACATTCAACGTCTATGTTCCCTCTGAGAACGTTTTCGTTGATAGAGCCTTACGTTGGGGTGCGGAGGGTCGTTTCCAGATGACGGTGCTTAACGTCCAGCCTACATCAGATGTAGTGTGGAATACGGGTGCGGTATATGCCTCCCCCGCTCTCGGTGCCTATCCTATTGATGCCCCAGTAGTCTGTGCCCCCGGACGTGATTTCTCCCTATCACCCTTCCCACTCAACTACCTCTGCCAGACCCTTACGGCGACGATTAACGACACTACGTCCGTTATCAACTCCCAAGACGTTCTTATGGAGGTAATGCGTCTTACGGACTACAAGTGTAATAAGAAGCAGAGAACTTGCCCCACTATGATGGATAAATACCAGTCTAACTACCTCGGTATGGCTTCCCTTGGTGCCGTCAATGCCCCTACAAATGGCTTTGACACGGCTAATAACATTGACGAGGTGCCAAATGGTGCCTTCCCCGGTTTTTTCTGGAACAAGCCTAACGGCACCCGTGTAGCCCAGAGAGGTGTTGATAGTTATCTGGTATCTGGCGGTGGCACTGGCGGTCTCCCCTTAGTCCAGTGGTTCTGGAACGGTCAGCCCGTTGTCTCATCATCATCAGCCTATAGTGCTGGAACCCCCGCTCCGGCGGTAGCCCAGACAACGGCTCAGTTATACTGGTCTTTTGCGTCAGTTGAACTACTCACGCTATCACCCTTTGTCTTTGCTAACGACCAAGAACACGATACGGGTCTCTTCGGTATCAATAACATCCAGTTGATTATGAACTTCAAGAGTGGCACGGCTCTCAGTCGTATCCTTAAGACGCAGTATTCAGCCCAGACAGTTGCGGGTGTCCCCACGGCTATTACAACGGGTGATTGTGCCGACCGCCCCCAGATTGTCCCCAGTTCAATCCAGTTTAACACACTTGCCTCAGCCCAGTGGGTCAATCCAGTAATGAACTGCCAGTTCCTAACTCCCTCTCTTGATGTCCCTCTTCCTCCTAAGAGTGTTGTCCCCTATATGGAGTTCCCCCGCTATATCACACAAGCCCAGAACGGCACGATTGATGCGGGTCAGTTAGGACAACTCCAGTCCCAGACGATTACGCTACCCCAGATACCCGACCTACTACTCGTGTATGTCAAGGCTCAGCAAGTCCCCGGTCAGCCCGACCCCCAAGACCCTTCATACTGTGATGCCTACCTCCCTCTTGCCTCAACGCTCAACAGTCAGATTAAGTCTCCCCTTTCAATCAACTTTGACAACTTCTCTGGTCTCCTATCATCTCACACGACGGAGGAACTCTACCAGATGTCAGTTGAGAACGGTCTTGATATGGATTACCCTACGTGGTCTGGTCTTCCTATTTCTGGTGCTGGTGGTGCTGGTGGTGCTTCTACGGGTGCTGGTTCAGTTGCTGGTGCCGTAGCCCAGCCTCTCTATCCCCCTCTAAAGGCGGGTCAGTCCCGTCCTTCGGTTGGTGGCTTCCTTGTTCTCAAGCCATCAAAGGATATTACACTCCAGTCCGGACAAGCCCCATCACTAGTAGGCAACTTCACTCTCCAGTTTAACCTCAACGTAGTGAATACATACCCCTTCCAAGTCCAGCCAGTCCTCTACGTGATTACGGCTAACTCTGGCTTCTTTGAGAGTATCCGTGGCTCATCACGTATCATCAAGGGTGTGCTATCCGAGCAAGACATCATTTCTGCCCCCGTATCATCCGCTCAGACACACGAGGGTCTCAAGCGTCTTGTCGGTGGCAACCTATCATTTGGTTCCCTTGCTAACGTCTTCAATAAGGCGAAGGAAATCTATGAGAAGACGAAACCCGCCGTATCAGCCGTTAAGGGTATGCTCCCAGAAGACGGTATGATGGGTAAGGTCAAGGGTGCTATGGGAGCCGTCGGCTACGGCACGGGTGCTGGAACGGGTGCTGGTAAGAAGATGAACCTCTCTCAGAGACTAATGTAAATATATAGAGTGGGTTGGGGCGGGTTGGGCTTTCCGCAAACCCCGGCTAAACACAAAAGATGATAGAACCTAATAGTTTCTATCCTCTTTTTTCTTCGGTTGTAGTATATAGAATGTCCGGAGTTAATAGTCTATCTGGAGGTGGCGGAACAGCATTAGTCGGAGCAGTAGGTATAGTGGCAAATGGCGGTGCTATTACAGTAGGAACAAATACAACGGGTGGTGCCAACAACATTACCTTAGCCTATAACCCAAACGGTCTTACGGGTCTATCGTTTGACAATGTCCCCGCTACGGGTAATGTATCATCAACATCAAGTGTTGGTATGAGTTATGCGACTGATGCCTTTGGTGTTGTAAATCTTAATACCTTCTCTCCCGCTACGGGTGTTGCCACGGCTGGAACGGTAGTCGCACAAAATCTTAGTGGTGCCTTAGCGTGGGCGGGTTCAACGGCTACTCCTCCCGTTTCAACAGTAGCCTATGCCCCCGGTGCCTTAGTTATTTACTCTAATACTACTTTTGTATGTCGTGTGGCTCAGCCAGTAGGGTCAGCCCTACCGGCTGATGGTGCTAACTGGCAGAGTATTGGAGGCGGTGGAGGCAGTATTCCTACGCAGATTGCGAACCCTCCTAATAGTATAGTATGCGAACTCAATAGAATAGATATATTTTCAGAAACTACTATTATAAAACCATTAACGGGTGGTGCCGGTGATGGTTTTACCAATCTTGCTATCAACGGAGGAAATAACTATAGCAGTGGCTATTATATACACACAAACGCAACTGCTAACTGGGATGGAGGCAGAAACTACAACGCTGGTGCCTTGATTTTATACGAGGATATAACGTATGTAGCCATAGTAAATGTGAGGGATGGTGAGGAACCCCCAGATGTTAATACAGATGTTTGGTTGCCAATAACTACCCCAATCCCCGGAACAGTAATAGCAAAGAACCTTGATGGGTTTTTACAATGGGAAGGTTCAACGGCTACGCCTCCTATTTCAACAGTAGCCTATGACCCGGGTAATATGGTTATATATGAGGATGGTGTCTGGGTCTGCCGTTTGGCACAACCAGTAGGCTCTGCTGTTCCGGGTGTTGATGCTAACTGGGTGTTTATTGCTCGGAACTCCCAAAACTCTATAACACAATCCAACTCAACAATATCTATTGATGCCACTGGAAATGTTGATATTGATACACGTTCAGCAACATCAGCAAATATAACAATAGAAACTTCAACTGATGTCAATGTGGGCGTGGGAATAATAACTAATGCCACTTCAGCCACCTTTGATAACTATTTAAATGGCAACACTGCGGGGGGGATAGTATTTCAATCTGCGAAAATGAAGATTGATGCTTCAGACGAGATTGACATTATAACAACTGGAGTTATATCTATAGAGGCTGGTAATACCACCGTAGCATCATTCGGCTCAGCAAGTGCTGGAGGGTTTAGTGTGAATGGGACTGATATAAAGTTTAAAAGTAATCCGATTATGTATTTTACCGGTGCGTTCTCAACCACAGTTGAATATTATGCGGGAGCCGTTGTGCGTTCTGTGGGACAGTCATTCGTAGCACTAAGGACAGTCCCGGCATCTATTATAATCCCTATTGAGGGTGCTGACTGGGCTTTAATCTAATATAAATCTTTTTCGTAGTAGTATATAGAATGTCCGGCGTTAATAGTTTATCTGGTGGCGGTGGAACAGCATTAGTTGGAGCAGTTGGCATTGTAGCGAACGGTGGTGCCATCACAGTAGGCACGAATACAACGGGGGGAGCCAATAATATCACCTTAGCCTATAACCCAAATGGTCTAACGGGTCTATCATTTAATGATGTTCCAGCAACTGGCAACGTATCATTAATAGCCACTACGGGTCTTAGTTATACCACAGATGCCTTCGGTGTCGTGAGCCTTAACACTTTCTCCCCCGACACGGGTGTTGCTGAAGTGGCGTGTATGACGGCACAAAATCTCGGTGGCATATCACCCTTAGCGTGGCAAGGTTCAGCCGATTTACCACCCGTATCAACGGTAGCCTACCTCCCCGGTGCGGTCATTATTTATAATAGTATTACCTATATATGTCGTGTGGCTCAGCCAGTGGATAGTGAGGAACCATCTGAAGGTGATAACTGGGTAAGTATAGGTAGTGGTGGTGGTGGAACCCCTAATGCTATTGCGGGTGGCACACCACCGACAACTGGCATAGTAGAAGTCTTAACTGATAGTGGTGTTGTTCTTGCGACTGCTCCAAGAATAAATATGGCTTCTACTGGGGTTGAAGGTGGTAGTTTGACGATTGGTGGCGACACTCCGTTCCAGACGGGTCTATATGTCTCACAAACCCAGTTATTGTATAACGGTGTGTCTGTATTAGGAGGTGGTGGTGGCAACTCTATTACGGGTGGGTCTGCGGGTAATGTAGGAACTGTATCTTGCGATACTACATCGGGTCAGATAAACATAATAGGAACTGGAACTGCTGAAGTTCAAATGAAAGGAGAGAACGGTATTTTACTAGAACTAACGGGGACAGATGAGAGCAAAAACATTGTTATTAATACGGCACTTAATGATGGTAAAATCATATTTGAACCCGGAACCGGTGTAAGTGGGGGGAATATTGTAGTATTACCAGCCGGTGATGTAGCCGATGGTGTAGTGTTATATTCTACTGGTGCGTGGCGTGAAAGAGCCGGTTATAACGTAGGGTCTGTTGTGTCATACTTAGGCGGTAGTTATGAGTGTATCCAGTATGTCATACCGGCACCAGACCCAAACCCAGTTAATGAACCTCCTACTACTGCTACATCCAACTGGCAATCTATAGGCGGTGGTGGTGGTTCATCATTTGAAATAACGAATGCTGGAACCACGTTATCCATTGATGACTTCGGCACACTTGAACTAACAACAACTGATATTGCCAATAATCAAAATCAGATTAATCTAAGAACAACGGCACCGAATGTCCCCGGTCAAGATGCTGGTTTAATAGACATTAACTCCGCCCTACGTGTTGATTTAACTGCCACTGGAACGGGTGGTGTAAGAGTATTAACTAAGGCGAACGATACAGTTCCTCCACTGTTTATTACACCTAACCAAGGCAGTGCTGATTATGGTGCCGGTGGAGCCTTATTCCAGTGCGGTGATTTTAGTGATACAAGAGGATATGGTATCGGGTCAGTAGTCCAATCTGAAGGTGTATCCTTTGTGTCTAAGGTTAATATAGCCCCAAACTCTACACCCGGTGAGAATAACCTACCTATTGTGAGAACAGATAGATGGATACCTCTCAGTAATCCCAGTAAGTTATCATCTACAGATGGCGAAACAACTATCACTGCTTCAGACACTTTAGGTGTTGCCTTAGTTGCTCCATTATTTAGTGTTGATACATCATTCCAAGGAGCCGAAGGAAGATTACTTTTTTCACCGTTTAACGGCACTGGGTTTGTAGTAAGAGATGGAGCCAATGATGACCTTTTTCAAGTAGGAACAAACGGCACGGTAGTGGCAAATGGAAGGGGTAATAACACTCAGTTCCAAGCAAACGTAGGTGCTAATAATACTGGGTTTATGGCACTTGCTACGGACAGTAATGGTGTGGCTTCGTTTGAAGTTGAAGTAGGCGGTGGTAATCCTTCAACGATATTTAGTTCATTGGTTATGGAGGCTAATAACGGAAGTTTTGCCAGATTACAAGAGGTTCCGGGTCTTGCCGTGTATCCGGGTCAGTTAGTTTATAACGCTCTTGTTAGTGCGGGTGGGGGTAATCCTCCCACCCTAACCCGGATACTAACGGTAGATACAGTAAATACATATACTACATTCCCGGCTGGATTGGTAATAACGCCCACATCCATCCATTTTAATGGAAGACAGTTATAATATTTTTCTTTCCTCTTAATATAGAATGTCAGCCGGTTCTTTGAATGGTGCTACCCTTAACCTTTCTAAACTCACTGTCGGCGGTCAGCCAGTTGAAGGAGGTGCTGGAACTCTTTTATCACTAAGCGGTAGTGCTACGGGTTCAGTTCCTACAACGGCGGGTGTTGTGAATGTATCAGTTGCCTCATCAGCCCAGACGGGTGTTCTTACAACGGCTTCTACAATGGTATTACCCCCGGCGGGTGGTAGTGGTGGCGGTGGTATTCCTTCTCTAACTACAACTCCCGCTACGGCTGGAACGGGAGCCGTCTCAACTGCGTTTAGTGCTACTGTTTCCCGTAATGCCGGAACAGATACTGCGGTATTTACTGCCTCACCGGGGGCTATGGCACTTGCTCTTAACATTACACCCGGCACTGGTGGTGGCGGTATCACAACACTTACTGGAACGGGTGGCACACCCACTACGGGGTCGTCAATCGCCTTTACTTCAACAGTATCTTCTGGTTCTACAACTGCCCTTTCTTTTGTCCCATCGGCAAATGGTATGGTGTTAAGTGGCACAGTAGCCTCTGGTGGCGGTGGTGGTGGTTTAGTCTTAGCCTACGGAACTCTTGCTATGAACGCCCAAGGTGCTGGGGGTCAAGGCACAGTAGGTCGTCTATCTGGCACTCTAACACCTCCCGAAGTCCAGTTAGTAGCCGTTGGTGGAACTCTACCCGCCGAACTAACAACAGATATGAGATGGGGTGTCTCTTGGGCTGGTGGTAGCGTAGCCCCTCCGGCACAGTCTGCTATTGCCCCAGCCCCCATTAGTGCTGGAGTTGCTACAACTGCTACATTTAACTGTGCTGGTGCTATCCTTGCGGGTGCTAACCTAAACTGGGTATTATACGGTTAAATATTATATATTTCTATATTAATGGAATACATCGCCACTATAAAGACGTTAGTATCGTTTCCTATAAAGAAGCCGATACTACTATCTATTAAACAACGGGAGCAGTTAGCGTCATATAATGCTACCACAATATCTTCAGTGCCAGATTATTCGGAGAGAATAAATCCGAACGCCAACGCCCCTTTATCTTATTATGACTATTCTGGAATGCCTTCCTCTTACCGTCCGCATATCCCTTCGCCACTTTTCCAGACGCTTCTAAGGCAGACCAGATATGAAAATCCCCATACCCAGCCCTTCCAAACCTTATTATCTTTCCGTCGGGATTAGGGATTTGGAACTTGTGCTTACCATCATCAGCATACCCTAATAGTTTATGGGGGTATCCTTCTGATTTAGCCTTTGCTCTTACTCTTGAGAGATATTCTTCTCTTGATAGTGGGTTAAGCGGGGTTGGGCGTTTCGCAGACTTCCCGCCACCTTCAAAGTTAGATAAGTTATGGGCGTCAAGGTAATCATATACGCTACCGGCATAGGGAACAAGACTTATTAGCCTATCCTTCCACGATTTTGGCTTAGCCTCCCTTACCTCTGGGGCATTCTTCAAGAAGTTCTTACCAAGGGCATATAAGGGGTCTCCTTTCTGGTATATGCGACGGTTAGGCACATTAGAGTTAAAGTCCTTTGGTTGAACGGCTGGGTTATAAGAGACACCAGAGATTAATAGGTTCTTATTAAGAAGTCCATCTAACACCGCTCCTCCTAATGAGTGTCCTACTCCGTAGAAATCAAAGTTAGGCATAGACCCTTTAACGCTCCTTAGTTCTGCCTCATCTCTCTGGAAGCGTGGGGAACCTTCTAACTTGTTAAGGGCTATTAGTCCATCAGCCTTAACATCTTCTATATCAGTGGGAACTGTTCCACGAATACCTACGACTACTGTATTACCTTGCTTATAGAACTTAAGAGTGGGTGTGGCTCTGAAGAGTGTAAAGTCTCCTACTACTCTATCTGCGTTCGGTTTATAACTCTGGACTGCTATCTTCTGTAGAATGTTGTTAGTAGGAATGGCACCTCTACCTCTATAACGCCCTTTACCTCTGGTTCTGTTAAAATACTCCCCGAACTCTTGCTCCCATCCTTTATCACTTAATATCTGCTGAACTCTTCTGAATGGATGTCTCTTCATTAGTTGAACTGCCTCATTAGCCTTTCTGGTAGCCTCTTCTCCTTCGTCATCAAGTTTCTCTACTGCCTCATTTGCCGTAATACCCCTCTGCTCCATCTCTAAATATCTTTGTTTGTCTGTGGCTAACTCAGACTTTAGTATTTCAGCCCTTGTTCTAATGTTTTCTATTGCCTCTTGTTCTGCCTCCATCTCCTCCTTCTTTTTCATATACTCAGTTCCACTGTATCCTTCTAACTTATTTAATAGTTCTAACTCTTTGTTATAGGGAATAACTCTTCTAGCACCCTCTTCTACAAGTGCCTTTAGTTCAGCACCTTTTGTGTTATAGTCTTCCCTCATTTTTTCTACTATCCCTTTTAGAACTCTAACTCTCTTAGCCCCCGCCATAGCCTCCCTCTGCTTCTTAGCAGAAAACTCTGTATTAGAGACTAAGATGGTATTTAGTTCTAAATATGACTTACCTCCTTCTGGTTTGTCTGTATATGCCTTTTCAACCTCCTTAAAGAACTCTTGCTTACTCCTTTCTCTTTCAGCATCTAAATCAACTTCCTCTTTCGGGGCGGGTTTGCCCTTTGGCTTAGGGGGTTCATTAGGTTTTGACGGTTCTACTACGGGTTCGGCAACTTCCAAACTTTCTTCTACTGCTTGGGCTAACCCTTCGTCGCCTTCGTCCGCTTCTTCCTCCTCTGGCTCAGCCTCTCCAAACATAACTGCCATAGGGTCTCTTTCGGGCTTAGGGGGTCTGGGCTTAGGAGTAGCCCAGCCTTCACTTGGTGGAGCATTAGCGGGAGCGGGAGCCTTAGGAGCCTTAGGGGGTCTGGTGGCAACAGTAGGAACCACGGCATAGCCTTGTGGTTCCTTGCCCCATTTACTATTATCTTTAACGTAAGCAGTCCATCCATAGTCATTTAATATCTCTTGTAATGCTGATACTGCGGTGGCTTCATTACCTTCCAGCAATATCTTGAATGGATGTTTAGGCATAGGTTGAGTATTAGGGCTATGTATTACTGCTGATAGATACTGTCTAATGGGGTATGCTGGGCTACCGGCTTCACCGAAATAAAACCTTTCTCTTAGAAAACCAGCAATACCTCTTTCACCCGTTCTGGCTCCGCCTTTCTTATGCCTCTTACCAAAACCCTTATCAGCCGGTTTGGGAGGCACCTCCACTCCTCTTGGTCTTGGGTATTTCTTATCAAAAGCATCACTAATCATCTTCTTATCAGCATCTGGATTATCCACATTTGGGAAGTATGTCGCCAGATATATGGCTCTATCAAGAGGGTCTTCGGGTAGTTTTGGTTTAGAGGCATCTAATCCAGCACGAAACCTATCTGGGACTACATTCATAGGTTCTAACCCCTTATAAGCATCATTAACAATAACAGTCTTCTTATAGGGTTCTATGGTAGCCTTAACAGCATCTTCAATCTTTTTAGTCCAACCCGCTATTACTACATCATCTGCCATAGGCAATACTCTACCAGCCGATTTCTCCATTAGTCCCTTACGGTATTCAGTATAAGGGTTCTTCTCTACTACACCCTCTAATATCTTATTTAATGTCCCTACATCTGGAATAAATAGGTCTGGATATATGGCATTAAGTTTAACCATCAGTCTTGCTATACTCCTATCTGCCTCAAGAATAGTGCCTCCCTTAAGTTTTCTCTTAAGTTTCTTACCTCCCTTACGCTCAGTAGGAGTTATAAGGAAATGATATTCCTCATAAGCCTCTTCTAACTGTCTTTCGGCATCTGACCCATTCCACCCCTCTTCTCCCATATGTTGAATAACATCGTCTCTGATTTCCTCTAACCTTCTGATGGTCTCTACCACCTTAATAATACGCCGGGACGACATTCTATATTAGACCCATACAAAAAATAACGGAAAAAAGGTTTGCGGTTAGCCCAACCCCGCCCAACCCACTCTCTATATCACATCTACTCTACCGGTTGTCCCATCTTTCTGATACCCACCCAGTATCTACCAGCCTTCCTTGTATCTTCGGCATAACACTCTTGGAAGTCATTATACACCTTGCCAGTAAAGTCGTGGGATACCTTCTTCTGCTCCATATCACAAAGGGTCATACCACCCTTGAACCTCTCTGCCGATATCTGATGATGGGTATCATCTTGATACTTCTTGAGGAGGTCGGAGGAGGATATCCACCATCTGTTATCATTCGGGTCAAGCCCCGTAGTATAGTTAGACTTGAGCCACGCTCCTACTGGGTTGTTGTCCTCCATATACTCCTTGGAAGCCTCTAAGACCTTCTCTGGCTCTATGAGACCATTCTCCTTGATACGAGTGAATGCCTCTATCAAGAGCCACATAAACTCTCCACGCCATTCACTGCTCTTGACAATCTTCTCCTTCAAGTCCAGATTGATAGCCTTGTGGAAAGGCTCAGTGGGGTCTGCTACGAATGAATACACGAAGGGTATCACTCTGATACGGCGACCCGCACCACCATCTGCCCGATTGAGTTTAGGAATGTTGTTAGTCTGACCGTAGAGAGACCACTGGGGCTTGTATATGATGTTTGACTTATACATATCACGGACAGATATCTCATCACCGCCCGTCAGTTCCTTAACAGTTCCTACTTGGAACTTATCCTCTGCCTCTGGCTCAGAGAACTGGACGAACCGCTTACCCTTGCCCTTAGCAAGAGGAGGATTAGGTGCGTCCTTCTTGTCATTCTGTTTAGTAATGACCGTATGGGGTATGGGGTGATAGTATTGTCCCATACACCGCTTCACCAACTCTGATAGGACGCCCTTACCATTGCCACCCTTACCAGTCCAGATATAGAACCGCTCATACTTGTTATTGCCACATAAGCAAGTGGCAATATGCTCCAAGGCATAGCGGGTCATCTGACCGAGAGAGTTAGGGAACTCCTCAATCTCCTCATTGCTCTCAAAGATACTACGGAGTGTATCAATGAGTTCCTCACGGGCTTCTGGATACCGTTTCTCTGGATAAGGGTAATCTGTGTTGATACAGATGTAATCCATAGGGTCAATATCACGGGCTTCCATTGTGTTAAGGTCAAGAACCTTATCTTGGAATGCTAAGAGATGTCTCTGCTCGTCCATCTTCTTGATAAGGTCATCGTCCTTATACATTGAGGGTAGGAAGGTGATAACACCATCTACAAAGCCAGATGTGCCAACGGCAGATACAAACTTCCAGATGGCTTTGACCTTGGACTTGTATTGCTTCTGAGCCTCTGCCATCTCCTCATCATTCTCACCCTCTGGCTCTGGTATGGCTTGTAGGTGTTCCTTAGCAACCTTCTTGAGTGTATTCCAGATATCGGACTTCAACATAGACGGAACTCTCTCATACAGTTCCCATCTGTTGTTATTACCCAACTGATACCAACCACATTGCTCGTGGTAGGTATAGGCGTCCGTCTTCATATTATAGAAGAACTGGGCTACCTCTGCGTGGCTCATACACGTCATCAGTTGCCAGAAGTCCTTACGACGGGCTACCAACTCGTGATAGAGTTCTGTGTTATCCTCAGATAGCCAACGCCATAGGGTTGATTGATTAAGACGGGACTTGCGGAAGTGTAGCCACTTCTCCCTAATCCATCTTGGGCTACTACTCTCCTTGTAGTGCTTTGACTTCTTAGAGAGTTCAATGAACTCCTCAAGAGTGAAGTTCTCATTATAGAGGACAAACCCTAAGCGAAGCCAGTGTGGGTAGTAGTCAAACCTCAACTGTGATAGACCACCAATGACCTCCAATAGGAGTTCCTTGGTCTTCTCTTCATCCTCAGTAGGCTCGTGGTATGGGTCAGAGGATGTAGTCTCCGTCATAGTAGTCGCATTGTCTGGATTGAGGGTATCCATAGCAGTCTCTACGATTGTATTGACTGGTAGGCGTTCATCCATAATGGTCTTCTTAGGGAGTAGAACACTCTCTGGAGGGATGTAGGTAATGAGAGTATCTTTGAACTCGCCCAGTAGAAGCCGGTTAGGTCTCTTCTGATTTGGCTTACTCTGATACATCATACGCATCTTCCTCTGACCCTTGTTATAGACTGACATATCAATCTCAAGAGACCCATCTGCTCTGATAGCATCCTTCTTGTTCTTGCCACCCGCCTCAATGCTTACTACTGGGATAGTAGTCAGCAAGAGTTTCTTAAGGTGTGTTAGAACCTTAGTGCGGACGAACTGGGCTATCTGTGCCTTATCACCGTGTAGTAGTGGGTAGGTAATACGCCAAGAAAGTTTGTTGATGATATTAGATTTCTCATCAGCACAATGCCACATACAACTCTCCATAAGAGAATGCGGATGTAGCATATCGCCGAGAAGGATACCACGGATAGTAGCAACCTTTGCGTCAAACTCTGCCTCTGATAGGTTCGGTAGAACACCGTCCAAATCCACATATACTCTGTTATAAGCACGGGTGGGTTCTCTCTCAGTAGGCTGGGTTCTCTCACAACACTCATTGGGCTTGATAGACTTCAGATAGGCTTCCACCTTGGATAAGGGGATATCTACACAATCCTTATCACTATGGAAGAAACCATTGGTAATACAGATTGTTTGTTCTTTGGTCTTAGGAGCGGGTTGGACGGGGTTGGGCTTTTCGCAAACTTCGGCGGTAGGCATTTCTACTGTGGGAGCAGATATAGTCTTGCTACAAGTCCCGCACTTGCCAGAGGAGCATTCGGTGATATTACCACAATCCATAGTAGAGCAACGGCGGAGGGCGGGGGGAGCAACACGGGACTGGGGTTTCCGGGACGCCATTTATGCCAACCCTTGCCGAAACTTTTGCTTTCATTTTTTTTACCCCCCGCCCGAAGATTTTTCCCCCCATAGTCGCTGTGTCGCTGTATTCGCTGTATTCGCTGTATTCGCTGTGT